CTTGCTTAAAGGAATACTTGCCAAATTGTTCAATCTGATTCTGAAGAATAGATTGTAGTTGAGTTAATTCCCTAGCCTGAATAGAATACCCAGGACGGAATAGAACTTTGTAAAAATTTTTATCCTCGTCAAAGTTATCGTAGAATGGAGCTACGTTCAGGTTCGTCTTTTGGGGCATCTCGCAGGATCTCTAAATCTAACGGAAATTAGAACTCAATTACTAGCTTGATGTCCTCAATTTGGTCAGCAGCTCTAGTAATCTGTCTTCTATTCTCTATGTATACGATTTCTCCAGAGTTTGGTTCAATTTCTGGGTTTGAAAGACCACCTGTAAAACCAATATCAGAGACCGTTCCGTTCTCTCCAGTGTCAACAGCACCAGATGCGGTTGAAGTTCCTCCAACTACAGCATACGATCCATTAGAAATTAATGGGTTTACTTTTCCAGAAACAGCGTGAAGATCTGGTGATTGGAAATACTTGAGAATACCATTAGCAGAATCCCAAGAAACAACAGTGCCTTTAGCAATAACACCGTTTTGATCTTGTGTGATTACTTCGTCTGCAACATAATCTGCGCTTGCACCAGTTACCTTAACAACTCTGGTTCCACGGAGAGTGCTGTCAGAAGCAAAATTGGTTGTTCCATACTCATATGGATCTTGGATGATACCAATACGGCGGAAATCGTTATCAACTGGGAAGTCACCCGATCCCTCATCATAGGTTAGGCGAACATTAGTCATAACTCTCTTGCCAAAGAGTTCTTCCTCTACATGAGATCCATGACCACCTTTTGGTGAAATGACGACTTCAATAGCAGCAGTTCCAGCAAAAGCACTTGGATTTGCTGTTAGAGCAGCGTCTGTATAAACATTCGCTGTACTGATGATGACGTTACCATAGGTGTATCCAGCACCTGCTTGCTCCATAGAAACAGATGATAGAGCTCCACCAGCAGTAGTTTCAATTTTTACAATTGCACCAGTATTAGTTCCAGCACCAGTACCGTCTCCAAAAACAGGAGCATATAGAGTTGCACCTTGGGGAAGACCTGTTCCGATGTCCTTAATGACAGCAACGTCAATAGCACCATCAACAGCAAGTGCTTCTACATCAGTTCTAGACTGCTCTCCTGCCGCTGCAATGGGCATGAAGTCTGATGATAGGAATGCTAGTACATCGCCTGTTGTAAGGGTGTACATGTGCTTCCAGATGTATCCAGCAGTTCCTGCTGGTTCTGTGTAAATGCCATTAGCAAATGTACCTTGACCAGAAGTCGGTTGAGACTTTGGCTCATAAGTTACATTTCCAGCAGTTCCAGCAACTTCTCCGTTGTAGAGGCACTTGAATACCTCGTACTGAGAGTTCATTACATAAAACTTAGATGATGATAATGAAGTTGATCCTAGTGCAGTCTGTACGCCAATTGCACCACCGCCACCAGGAGTAGCGGAGTAATTTGGGCGATACATATCAAATTGTGGATTCAGGGTAGTGTTCCAGTTGTAGCGAGGAACGACTAGACGAGCAAACGGCGAGGTGATTCTTTTGGCAGCGATTAACTCTTCGTAAATTGCTCTTTTTTCTGATTCGTTATCTAGTGGAGCAGGAGGAACATCTTCTGTTCCATATCTATAAACACCAGATTTAGCGGTAGCGCCACTAGTTCCACCAGTTACAGTGGTTCCAAATGCTGGAGTTGTAGTTGGTGTTGGAAGGATTGTATTTAGTAAGATACTGTTTGAGTATACAGCAGCAACTACGCCACTCCATCCACCTCCACTAACAGTTTCTCCTACTTGGAAAGTACCACTTACGTTGAAGATTTCAAGGTAAGCGTCCCATCTAGAAGATCTGCCAACGAAGAAATACATTCTAGTTCTAGCGGCATCGGCGTCATTCGCACCTTCACCCAAGGACTCTAAAAATTGCTTCGCGTTGAAAATTCTAAACTTTTCTGAAATAATAGCTGCCATAGCACTAGTGTCTGTATAGTTAAGACTGAATCCGAGTTATTTATATTTATTTATAGGGCGTTTCTTAGGTACTCCCCTGTGAGGTGCTCTTCAATAGGTGTTCCATTAACACCTCTTGTACAGTCTAAGAAACGATCACTGAGTTTGCTTGTGTAAGAAATTTGTTCTTTTCCTAGCAAAATGGTTCCAGAAGCAGGGAACCTGGATGTATCTCCATTAACATATACAACTGCACCAGTCGCAAGATAACCAACCCCACCCTCGGCAGGGAGATCGGCAACATCAAGTATTTGCATGTAGTAGTTGATTGTTGGATATGCAAGATTGAATCCTAACGCGGAAGGTATGGTTCCTTCTGCTGTAATCTCATATGCTTCTAATTCCTCAAGAGTAACTTTTGAAATTTGAATACCAGTATCGGATACCAGATTACCAGTATCTATAAAGGTAGTGTTCTGCCACTGCTCAAAAGTATTAAACAATGTTAGATTTTCAAGGTTTGAATTTGTAGCAAATCCAAACTCATGGAAGAATGTAGTAGCAATTTCTGTGGTTAAAAGTGGTTGAGATTGAATAGATCTATCAAGTTCAATGCTCTTGACAACATATGATGTTGGTTGTGCTGTGGGTGCTGGAATAGATCCAAATGATGTTGGTCCAAACCTCACAACTTCTAAATTGCTTGTCAATAGAGGAGATAGATTAATTTCCCTATCAATGATAAGAGTAACATCATAACCAGTTGGAACCAATACACTAGCACCAAAAGTGCTCTGAGACTCAATACCAGTCAAGAATTCAAATACTACACTTGCAGCAACTGGTGATTGTTGTTGAATCTGAGAACCAATTACAATACTGTGGAATGTATCAATCTTTCTTCCACGCTGTTTAATAATTTCATATTGACGTGCTGTAATAACCTTTGGAGCGGTTGTATACCCACTACCACCATCAGTAATTACAATATCAATAATCTGACCACGTGATACAACCACCTCAGCTCTCGCTCCACCACCATTTTGATCCACTGGGATGAAATGGAGAATTGGTGGAGTATCATATCCATAAGCAGTGGTTGGTTGGATGATACCCTCATCATAGAGAAGTTGGAGATCTTTCTTGTTCCACTCAACGGTTGTAACAGATCCATTCTCAATTCCGCAAGTTACGCTCAATCCAACTCCACGGATATTTCCATTATAATTTGTTGTTACAACAGATCCAAAGAAGTCATTTGAAACATCTTGTCCTGGATTATAATTTTTAGGATTGACGTATCTTGGTAATTCATTAATTGTTCTGAATTCATCCTCACCATCAATTTTAATGATATCACCAGCATTTAGATTGGCAAGAAGTCTTCTTCTCTCGTAGAAAGATATATCTGCTTGTTTTGTTCCATACAACCAATTTGCCGAATTTCTCTGCATACGATAATCAGAGTCATCATCACGCACAACAGAAACAGTATTTGTTGTTCCAGTTAATTCATACTCATCAACAAAATTAGGATCTCCTGAGAAGAAGACGTTTGAACCGTCAATATCTGGATTGTTTCCTGATAAAGTAACAATTAGAGTTTGTGAAGTAGTTGTATAGCTCTTAACATTACCAATGAACTTTTTAACTCCACCAATTTTCTGATATGCAACTTGGAATTTGTCGTATGAAGTATTATACCAGGATTTCCATCCAATAAAACTATTTGCAGATCCAGCATCACAAGTTAGTTTAATTTCGTTATAGTATGTGTTTCTTTCAAAGTCATATAGAGTAACAGTTTGCTCTGCATCTCTACCATACAAAAGAATGATCTCAACATTATTATCGGCAAAGATATTTCTTGTAAATCTGATTGCTGGACCATTAATGCTGTAGGAATCACCTTCTCTCTGCAAAGTTCCATCAATAAAGACTAATGCAAATCTGCTATCATCAATATTTTGGACTTTCTTATCTTCAGAATTTAAAATTATAAATGGACCTTTGGAACCATCTAGAATACCTGACTTATCAATTTCGCAGCGATAATAGTTACCAACGCTATGAGCAAAGAACTTCTCAACTGCTAGTGGTTCTCCTACAGTTCTAACATTTTCATTTTGACCCCAAATTGGAGGGGTTGTAAATACTACTTTATTGGGAACTGAAGTTCTATCAATGGAATATGCAGAATCATGTTGTAAAACTCCACTAAGACCAATGAATAGATTTTCTCTTTCTTCTGTATCTACTGGTGTTCCATCCGTGTAATACAATTCAAAAATCTTATTCTCACCATCAATATAGTCTGGTTTTGAGATAGTGGATGTTCCAGGACCAGTAGTCAGAGTTTCTCTGATATTTTCGTATAATGAGTCAAGAGCAGAAGCAACATCTTCACATTCTTTAAATGTATCATACTTGAGTTCTGCATCAACAATTAAGTTATAATTTGAATATGATCTTAAAGTTGTCCAATATCCAGTTGAATTTAAATTTTGTGGTACAATGTCAATTCTGTTTGGACCACCTTCCAGTGTATCTTCAACAATTTGAGCATACGCAAGAATAGCACTCTTAACTTCGGCACAGTATGGGGAAGTAGTATCAATACGAACTTGTGGATCAACTACAGGAGCAATCACCGTTGTTCCAGTAATTTGATTGAGCATCGCTTCAACCATCAATTCTGCTGCTTCATTGTAGGCATAAATTGATTCATTTAGTTGCCCAGCAATGTGGACTCTCTTGTTATTAACAAAATACGAATTGGCAAAACTTACTACCTTTTCATTCCCCCCAAATCGTAGGGAATACACCACAGCATTTACAAATGATCCAATGTCTCTAAAGCAAAGATCTTCAGTCTCAACCCACTCTTTAATTCCAGTATTTACTGAAATGGTTGGTTTTTGATTATTTTCAATAGCAGATGTTAAAATTCCAAATAATGAGACGATAGCAGAATTTACATTTGAACACTCTGGTACTCTGGTGATATTTGGATCTGTTACCGCACCTTGGTTAGCAACAGCAGTAATACAAAGATCCTTTGCATAATTGAAAGCGTATACAGATTCTGTTCTTTCGCCATCTAAAGCATCGTGTGAATCAAAATATGCATTTGTTACTGCTAAGGTTGCTGAATTTCCACCACGAGCAGTATCTTCAGCAATCGCGGCAATGATGATCTTTAGATCTCTTTCACACTTGCTTGTAGCAAAATTAGCACCGTAAACAGATGTCAACTCTGTTAGGGTTTGGGATACAATATTGGAAAGGTTTTTATAGATCAACCTTCTTGCATCTTTAAATCTATAAGATGCTTCTGGAATTCTTGGATATGTAAATCCAGGGAATTGCTCGTAGATTCTATGAGCTGCTTCTCTTTGAATATTTACTTTATTTGCTTCAATCAAATCTGCTGCATCAATATATGTTCCAGTATTTGATCCACTCATAATAAATGACATCACAGCATTTGCAGATGGCAGATTTCCAACTGCTGGTGTGACAGAATACGTAATTCCAGATCCAACTTGTAGATATACATTAGGAGCAATTTGTATAATAGAAGCAGATGTTGCTTCGTCAATTGTCACCGCAGTATCAACAGTAATTACGTTCACCGATGATGCTGATAGTGGAACAGAATTGTTGCTTACTCTAATTCTTCTTGAATCTAAAATCTCTTCAACAATTGTATTTGATGGGAATGCTTTTCCAGCACTAACTTTCATTCCAATAGCAATGTTATCGGTATCCGTTATTTCAATAATATCTGTTCCTGGAGTCCAGGATGATTGTCTCTCTACAATATCCCAGTTACGCATTGCCAATTTACAAAGGCGAACTGTATACTTAAATGCATCAAGAGTAGCTTGCAGTTCGCCATCAATATAATCTAAAACGCCACTGTTAAAGTAGATTTCTGCTGACAACACAGATTTTTCATTGCCTCCAAATCTCAAATCATGTGCAAGCGAATCTATAATGAATCCAATGTCTCTAGCACATTTAGAACTAAGATTTCCCCAAGATAAATTGGGATATTTATCTTTAACATATCCAAGTGCTTCTTCTTGAATAAATTCTCTATTAAACTCTAATTGATTGGCAGAATCTAACCATCTTCCATTTCTTTGGAAAATGTTTCTAACTTTTTTCAGATATTTTTGATTTAGTGTGTCTGTTTTAAATTGGAACCATCTTCCATAAAACTTAACGCCAGGAACAACCTGTCCGTCTTTTGTTGATGGACCTAGAGGTGGTTCTGAGAAAGTAATTCTATTTTGGGAAACTGTATATGAAATCCCTGGTTCTTGAAGAACTCCATCCAATGTAATTGTAAGTGACTGTTCATTGTATGGAGTAACAGAATTACCATCAGAATCTACTAAATTGAAAGTAGTAGTTCCTTCAAGGTTGCCTTTGTTTGTGAACGCACCATCAAAATCTGCATTTAAATAAACTGGTTTTGCAAGAATCTCTGAATAATTTGCTGTGTCTAAAGCAACAGAACCAACTCCTCGTTCAATTTCTAGTGATTTCACAAGAGCGATACTTTGAGTAGTCTTTTTCTTCGTGCTTACTACAGTTATCTTATTGGTGTCTTCGTTCCATAGTTGTACAATACTAATATTTCTTGTAGTTGTATTGTCACTCATTGAAACATTAGAAGTTGTTTCAATCAAAACCTCTCCAAACAACTGGAATCCAGCTGGGTGGGTAGTCTTCTTAATTAAAGATCTCCAAGTTTCAATTGGTGTTCTTGATTTTACAAGGTATGAATAATCTTGATAATAATAAGAATCTGTTATCCTTTGATTCGCATCTCCAAGTTTTCCATAATCCGACTTATAATACCCCTGATTGTCATAATAACTTTTTACTTCTGGGGTAAATTCTGTATATGAAATTGAATTCAGAGTTGCTGTTTTATTTCTAGCCAATCCAATAATTGGTTGATTTTCTCTGAAAATACCAAATAACCTATCAACAATCAGTAGATTTGATCCAGATCTCCAGGAAGTTACTCTAGCTCTTGCAACTTCAATATTTCCAGATCTTTGTACAACAGTTTCACCGATTCGGAAAGCATCATAGTCAAAATCAGACACCTTCATTACATAGTTTGATCTAAATTGTGATGACAGAGTGTTGTCACTGTGATATGATCCGCCAACATTAGATACTCGGACATTTCTTGGTACACCAATATCATTACTGTTATAAAATGCTTTTACATCAGATTCAACGATTTTAATGTCTGGAGCAATTTCATACCCAGAACCAGCATCCGAAATTGTAATACCTGTAATTTTGCCAGCATCAACGACTGGTTTTAAAACAGCATTTCCAGAAATTACAATAACTGGTTTTGAATACTGTTTTCCAGAATATGTTAAATTTACACTTTCAATAGATCCATTGGAAATGGCACATGTAGCAACTGCTGCATATGATGGAGATGGAATAATACCAGTTACAATAGGAAGTTTTTTATAGTCTTTTCCGATATTTGTTACTGATAATGTATTAATTTCTCCAACCGAGAATGAGGATTCTGATGTATATGTAATTGATCCGCTACCATCATGTGTAGCAGTAAATGTTGTATCATATACAATTCTGTTCTCCGTTACATAAAGTGCTTTCTTTCTTCCCTGCAATGGGTCAGTTATTAGATTGAGATATGATTTTTCTGATGATACATTGCCATTCTTATCATAATAGAAGTATTTTGTAAATGGCAGATCTCTCTTTGTTGTATATTGATTGGAAGCAATTCTTGATCCAAATCCAAACTTTACATCAACAATAGATCCAGAAACTTTCTTTTCTGGTGTAATTAGATTAAAATTGATACTTGGGGAGATATCAAAGATAACACCATTCATTGAAGAGTGTGAGACATCAAAATTGTACTTGTAATACTTTTTGATATCAATAATTCTATTTCTTTCAAAGTTTACATTATCTTCCGAGAACTCAAAATACAATTCTGGCGAAGAAACAGAATCAACCTTAACAAGTCTTTGATCGGTACTTTGATCAAAGAATACTGATGCTAAGGTAATTTCAGAAATAGATGTTAAAGACTGACCATAGTTGTAGACAAAAACTGCTTTTTGTGTGCTTTGGTTATATGATAAAACAAATGGATCAGTTGCATTTGAACCAATTTGATATCCTTGAGGCAAATTGTATCCAGGTGCATATAAGAATGCTTCTGCGCCATTAAAATGATCAACTGCCTTGGTTCCTTTTTGTGCCCTCTGAACATTTAAAGTATTTCCAGATCTGGAAAGAACTTTTACAATTTCACTGCCAATTTGTAAATAATCATTTGCCGTAAATCCAATGGCACTGTCAAGATTTAAAACTGTATTTTGAATAGAGAATCCAACATGATCAATTCTCAATGATACGCTTGGAGTTGATGTGTCTGTTTTTGAGAGAGCAGCACTTCCTACAGTGAGTAGATCAAATTTTTCGTAGTCAGAACCTTTGTCCGTAATTGTGACACTAGTAACAGATCCAGTAGATGAAACTACGATAGTTGCTACAGCACCAGAACCAGATCCTCCAGACAACGCAATTCCAGGATAAGAACCAGGAGTATAGTCGTTGCCGCCGTTTAGAATCTCAATTCTTCCAATACCAGTATCAGTAAGGGTTCTTTCACCAGCGGGAGTAGTAAGATAGACTTCTTGATAAATTCTTGATCTTACATAGTAAGTTGTTGTCGTTGTAGCATCATTTGGGTTAATGTCAACAGTAACATACTCGTTTGTTGCTACACCATGAGCATCTACAGTTGTTAATAAAGCAACATTATCTTTTAAATTGAAGATAATTAAATCATCGCTAAGCGAATTTACCGATGCGATTTTTGAACCAGTGGTGTTGATAAGATCTGAACTTGTCAAGAACAGAGTTGTTGAAACTGTAAAAGTGCCTGATAAAACTCTAACTTTTACAGTATTTTGATTTGACGTTGTTTCTAAAATCTCTCCAGTAGCAACAGCAGCACCAACACCATCAGATAAAGAAAGGGTTGCTCCTTTTGTATATGATGAGTTTTGATCAAGAATTAAAGAAACTACTTTAGTGTTTGAACTTAATACATCTGTACTGTTAAAAGTTCCAGATACATTTCTGAGTGCAAATTTTGTTCCACTGAACACATTTCCAACAATCTGACCAGTTGCTCCCGTCAGACTTTGGGTAATTGTGTCACCATCAAACAAGTATGCTGTTGAAACTAATTCAACATACAATGTTTTAATGTCCTGGGATTCAATTGATGATACTGTTCTACCTTTGACAGAAGATACTTTTGCTTGTGCTCCAGTTCCTTCCGTTTGGTTGTTATTAGCAACAACTTCAGATCCGACCGAAAATGTTGGTGTACTACTTACGATATCAATTGAAGAAACTGTTCCACTAGTGATATCCTCAATTTTTGCGATTGATAGATCTCCGTTTGAATCAATATCAGATGTTCTCAATCTTCTTGCATTTACTGGAAGATCATCTTGAGAAATTTCCGAATTGTAATTTGAATCAACTGGTAAGGAGTAGTAGTTTTCGCCTAAAATGTATGGGAATACTGGATCGTTGTTGGAATCAACAGTAATAAAATATGCATAAGTTCCATTTGGAAATTCTGGAGTAATGCAGAATCTTCCGTTATTTTTATCAAGTGAACTTGATCCATTGGTAAAATTGTAGTCATCAATGAAAGTTCCTAATGGATAAGTTGCAACAGGAGGACCATTTAATCTGGTAGAACTTACAAAATACCCAGATGTCATTCTGACAATAGAACTTTGTGGGTCTAGTGGATCTTGATGTCCAAAGGGACCGTAAATGGGATTGCCATCATATGCAAAACCAATGATAGGAGAGTGATTTGCACCAGTATCCGACTGTCTTAATGCATTGGGAGAAGCATAGTATCCATATCCATACCCACGAGATTCAACAAAGTTTTTAAAGAAGTAACCATTATTAGAATCTAGACTTGCAAAATTCTTCTTATATCTGTCTTTTCTCCAAACGCGAATGTCCGCTGTTGCTGTTGCACCAGAACCAACGGGAATAATATCAACAACAACATTTGATTGTGTGTATAGTCTTCCACCGTTGACTTTTTCAAATTCAACGATTTTTCCAGATGAATCAACAATTGCACGATATTCAGCAAATCTACCTCTTCCAGCAGTGTCGGTGATTCTTACCTGTGGGGAAGAAGAATAATATTCCCCAGCATTGTCAACGTTGATACTGGTAATCACGCCATTGGTAACGATTGCAGTTGCTGTTGCGTTTCTTCCAGAAAGAATCTCAACCACTGGAGTTGCATTATAACTTCCAGGAGAATCAACAATAATTCTATCAACAACTTGTCCAGCAAGAACAGATCGTGCAAGACCGCTTTGACCATCAATTAAAACAAATGGACTCTTCTGATATCCAGAACCTCTGTTTAAAACATTAATCCTTTCAATAGGTCCGTTTAAAACAATATCTTCGTCTTTGTAACTGAGGAGTGGAATGCCATTAACTGCAATACCAACATCTCTATACTTTGTTTGATAAACCTCTGTTGTTTGAATTGGATTCTTTCTGACGATTCTAAGGATCTTCTGATCTTGAATACCAGATGGAATAGTAACTCCAGACTTAATAATATCGTGTGATGGGAATCCCGAGGAAGTAATATAGTATCCAGTCTCGTCTTCAAAAATCGCAGAAACGTTTGAATTTAAGTCAACAATAGCATCTGATACAGTTTGATTATTCTGAGATACTGGAATAGTGGTAGTGGTGATCCATCTTAGGTTATTTTGAGCATCAAAGATTTTTACATCATTTGTTAGGAATCCAGATTCTGAAATTTCAACACGATCACCTGGATTTGAATAAGGTTGACCATTTGCAGAAGTCAAACCATAGAGAACACCAAATACTAGTAAATTAACTCCATCAGCAGATACGTTAGCACCATATGTCACAGATGCTCCAACACTATGAGAAGAAGTTCCAGATCTAGTCTTGATAACAAACTGGTTTACATTTTTATTTTCAAAAGTAAAAGTCTCTGTGCCAATTGTAAACTGACCCTGCTTCTCCCAACCCATGGTTGAAAATACATCAACTCTGTCCCCAACAGAATCTGATGTTGTAATTGATTTTGTTAATTTCGTTCTTGCTGCAATTAAGAAAGTCCCATTAACACTTTGTTCTGACAAAATAATGTCATAAAGATCCTCGCCATCATAAGTGCCAGAAAATTTTACATTGTCAACTACAGCAGCTGCATATTTCCCACTGACATCTTGGACAATTGTTTTTCCAATTAGATTTTCTGGGGTTCCAGAAAGAATTTTTGCTCTTAGTGCGTAAACTTGAATCCAATTGGATTCAGAACTCTTAAGAGTAGATTCTCTTGGATATGAAATATTTGGTTCTGGATCGTTGTCAACAAGACACTTAAACAGGAAAGAAACCGAATTATCTGTTCCTTTTGACTGATAGAACTTGGTAATGTTCTTGATCAGCGTTCTTTTATCTACATTTTCCTTTAGATATGCTTCTGGGAAATCTGCAAGATACTGTTTCTCAAAGCTCTTTACTAAAGCATATAGGAAAAGGTTACTAATATTCTGAACGGTAGATCCAGAAACATGAGATGCTGCTTGTGTGGTAACAAAATTACTGGTAGTGTATAGATCACCTAGCGTTGTATTACCACTAACGCCACGACTTACCTCTAAAAATTGAGTGTCTGTTCTTTGAGCATAGAAACAGATCTCGTCATCAATTTTGATGTATCCACCATTCTTTGGGAAAGATGTAGCATCAGTGACGGTAATTGTATCATCGTTAGCACTCACAGAACCGACAAGTGTTGACGATTGTACTAGAAGATTTTTTTCATAAAAATCAATATCACGATATTTTTCTAAATTCGTGATGATATCAAATGGTTGCCCTTGCAATTCCAATTGCTCATAATATTTTCGTATGAACTTACCAAAAAGTTCATACTCTTCATTGATGAAGTCTGGTAATTGAGACTCAATTAAGAATGAGATTTTATTAGCAGTTTTCAACATCTACTACTACTCTTTGTATGCTAAGAAAGTGCTTTGTGATACATCTACATCCAGATATACCTCACGTTTGACTTCAATGTCCTTATTGGCTGGTTTTACCCTTAACTCAATACGATTATCTGAAAAAGATCCTTTCAGAATCGTGAAGTCATACATCTTAATCTCGCCTTTTACATAATCAATATCACCAATGGAATCATTCAATAGAATTTTCTCACCAGTTACCGAATCTAGTCTATATAGGACGATTTTGCCAGACCTATCTTCTAGATACGTGGTATAATTAGGCCACTCAAATACAGTCATACCAGTGGAAGATACTACTGGTCCATCACAATCTTCTAGGAATGCATTCTGATAACAAATCTCATAATATGATGATGAGTTAATCTGAGCATAAAAATCTTTTCTTAGCGTAATTTCGGTGTCGTTTGAATTGATAGCACGATCAGAATTGTCAATAACACCAATAAACTTACTATATCTAAACTTGCCATTAAACTTCTCTGTTCCAGAAGTCTCAAGATACTCTTGAATAGCATTTGCTGCTTTTGCTGCAACTTGAGTTGGAATTAAATTTGTCTTAGTACGATCATAATAAATCTTACTACTCAACTCAATATACAGAATTGATGGATCAATAAACTCTGGTCTTACTGAAGCAACAGTATACTTCTTCAATTCATCAGTCAATTCACTCTTTGTTAGTGATGAAAGTGCTGCTGCTGAAGTTGGTTTGACTGAGATGAAGACTTTACCGTATGCTGGTGGTTCTTGATCCTCACCACCAAATACAATGATGTCTCCAACTGCTGGATAAAGGTTTCTAACGATAGCAGCATAATCACTAGTCGTTACTGCTCTGTTTTGAGAAGCAAAGTATTTTGGAGCATTGTATTTAATCTTTGCAATACTTTCAATCTCTGCTCCACCTTCTGCCTTGTTTACTGTGGTTACTGTTCCTACAGTAAAAGGAACAGCAATTACGATGTCGTTCTGATCGTTTAGATTACCATTAAATGTAAACGATCTAGCACCATTTGTGTCTGATCCATTTGTGATAATGTAACTAATTCTAATTACTTGACCGTTCTCTAGTTTCTTACCTAGTACACCATCACCAAAGAAAATTTCGTAGGACTCATCCTCGCCCTCGTTGACGAAATAAACTTTATCATTAGAACCGATGTTTAAAATCGTCTCTACCAGTTTGTACTCTTCATAGACCGTACTAGTCGCAGATTCATAAACAAGCACCTTCAGGGTGCTTATATCTGCCCCTGGATTGCTAATTTTAAATCTCTGGTCCTTTAGTGAAGTATCAACAGTGAAATTTGATGTAATTAACGATCCTTCATAGATATCTACTTCATCAAAGACAGAAACTCCATTTGACACCTCAGAGCGTCTGTCTTCCCTCAAAACGAAGCGATAGAGTGATCCATCATAATTTGTGACAAAACCGCTTCCTGCCTTTAATACGGTGGTCTCAGGAGCAGTTCCAACGTTCTTATATGTAACGTTGAAACTAACGACCGCTTTTGGAGCAGTTGTTGACTTTGGTGAATATCCTAACTGCTTTGCTAATGCTACTACGTTGTCTCTTAGAGTAGCAGAATCAATAAACAGTTCATTCACCACCATGTTGGTATTGAATGCTGTGTAATATGTGTTATATGCTAACACATCAAGTAACTGACTAAGAGCAGAACCTTCAAAGTCATAGTCAGTAAAGTCCGTCTGCGCTCTCATGTAATCTCTGAGAGCAATCTTGATTTCGTTAAAATCTAGATTGTTTAACTGAGTATATGGCATTATCGCGTCCTGGTCAGGAATAATTCTACTGTTGTTGGTGGTGCATCTGCTCCCTTGATCACATATGTCATCTCAACATCAAAACGATTCTCATCAAAGTTGGGAGTCGTAGTGACTGATAAAACACTTATCCTTGGTTCGTAAGTATCTAGAGTATATCTAATACTATTTGATACCGCTGCTGAAGTAGCATAATCTAACGGTTCAAAGAGGTATGCTCTAATGTCAGAACCAAAATCAGGAGCAAACATTTTTTCTCCCTTGTTTGTCAGCAGAATATTACCAATAGACTGTTTAATGGCAGCAGCATCCTTGCTGACAACAACGTCATCAGTCACAGGATGCTTTTTGAACGTTATATTGATATCTCTAAACGAGAGATCTGACGTGCCTGCCATTAAGAGTCTACGAAGTCACTAGTTATTTAGCGACCTTCATTGATGCCATCTCTCAACAAAATCATCAAACCCTCCAGCCCCACCACATGGACGATCCATGCGGTTTTGTGGAATTGGGTATAACTCTTCTTTCCTTTTGTTTCTATTCCGTTTTGCCACCATATCCAGGTACTTATCTGAATCTGTTTCTGTAATTAGGGTCATTCCTTCTTCTACGAATTCCTGACTTTTATCTACATGATGGTGATTGCCCATTGGATTACCGTAACTCTACATAGAACTTTTATTGGGGTTACTATCCCAATATTAAGTTGTCGGAGATTTCGGCGTTCCGCTCCTCAGAGATTAAGTACCCTGACCGCGATAACGCTTCTTCCTACCATTCCGAGAGGTTGCTGCAAGATTCGTATTCTTACTACGACCCTGAGCAGTGATCTTCGGTTTGCCAGGAATGTAACTGGACTTGTTAATGCCAACCTTTGCTTTTGCCATAATTTTTAAACGGTTCTCGTTCCAATTAGTATTGTAGGATAAAGAGTCTCACCTGTCAATGGGGTATTCACAATAACTCTTAACGGTGGTAATGTAGGTGGTTCGGTTTTCATAGCATCACCTTCAACAGCAACTCGTATGTACTGCCCAGGACCCTTCTCAGCGTCTGCAAAGAACACCCTAGTATTCTGGACTGCCACCAACTCGGGACGGTTTATCGTGGCAGGAGAGGGCACTATAGGGGATGGTGCAACACCTGCTACTGGTAGATAGACAGATTCCCCTGACATGATCATCATTGGCAACACAGCAGGATTCGGACTACCATCTGGTAATGTCTTCATACCTGTCCCATTTGTTGTTAAAATCGCTCTGTTGCCTTCTTGATCCCCACTTAATACAGTTAAGGATCCACCAATCGGAAATGGTGGGTAGATAGTGGGAGGTAATTTACTCTCACTATCAAGCATCACTGGATTCGCAATCTCACCCGCCATTTCTTAACTCCTCTACTGCATTATGTAGATTATCCAATGTTTCAGCAATCGTCTGATAGTCTTGGCATTGGGGCGGCTTGTACATCAATTGGGGGCGTTCTAAGAGGGACACCTTCTGCTCCACCATCGTCAATCTCTCTGACAACGACTGGAGTAACTCGTTGTACCTCTGCATTATCAATTGGTTGTCTTGAATCATTGTCTAATCCTGCAAAACGACGTGCTGCTGCTCCCTCAAACTGATCGCAAAATGAATCAAAGTTCTTGAGAATCTCTTCATACATGTTATGATCGTATTCAGAAGTCATAGTCCAGTGCTTCCAGGTCCATGGGGTAGATTGGGTACGGGCGAATCTTTTGATGGGAATCGCGTTACTGTCTCAAGCTCAATGACTGCTGCTTCAAGACTAATGAGACGCTCTGCGAGTTCCTCAATGAT